ATTTACCGACTATCTTGGGTCTTTCATGACTCTTCATGGGTATGAAGCCTCGATTGACTTGGCTATTGAGAAAGGGCCGTTCAAATGGTTCGAGCCGAATGGATTCCTTCGGTCCCTCCATATGCAAAATAACGTCCTTCCGGCTCATCCGCACTTGGAACGCCGGATACGCGACCACGGCATAAGGAACGTGACCATCTTCACGATAGCTCCTACGGGAAGTACCGGGACGATGACAGGCACATCTACTGGATGCGAACCTTATTTTGCGTTCACCTACTGGCGGAACAGCCGTTTAGGGATGGCGGAAATCGTAGAAGACGTTGCGGCGGAATGGCTTACAGCGAATGGTTATGAAGTTACATCGGAGAATCTTCAATACCTTCCGAAGTACTTCATATCGGCTATGGAACTTACGCCGGAGGAACATATCAGGACTCAGGCGGCATGGCAGAAATGGATTTGCTCCTCCATATCCAAAACGTGTAACGCTCCGAATAACCATACGGTAGAGGATATCGCAAATATCATCGACCTTGGTTACGAATCCGGGCTAAAGGGATTCACTTATTACCGTGATGGCTCCCGGGATGAACAGGTACTTTCCACGACTTCGGCCGGATTATTCGGCGGGACGGAGGAAAGGCCGGAACTAGCGATACTTGCCAAACTGGATACGGCTTCCCTTAAAGGGCTGATCTCGGTGGCGGAGGGTTATGGGCTATTCCCGGCGGAAAACGGCGGAGAGGGTACCGACACGGCTTTAGGCAAACAACCTACTACAGAAGAATTAACCATTATGTTGTCCGGGTGTATCGGCGGGAAATGCTCTAACGAATAAATTAATCATTGGGGAGACTAGACATGGCTAAAGAAATTATACGGTGCAAACATTGTGAACATATTATCGAAGACCCCAAACGTAAAAAGTATTGCTCGGAATGGTGTAGGCGGGATGCCAACCAACCAGAAGATCAACAGTCATGGAAACCCAACCCACATCCGATTATCGAAGGTGTATATGAAGATTAAAAGATACATGGCGGGATAAAAATTCCCGCCTTTTCTTTTTCCTAAACTGTTGAAATTTACCTCTTATATGATATAATAGTTTATGGAACAGCAACCAAACTTCTCGTCCCGCTTCTCTCCCATGGAGGCGGGGCACCCCTTTTGTAGACAAGGAGAGTGACCCAATCATGGCATTAAAAGACCTTTTGAACACATTTAAGCGTCAAGGCTCTGACGATCAATATATGTTACCTAAACTCGACCGCTACCTTCTCGCCCTTAATGGGAATCGGATGAAGGATAAGCCGGAGAATCGTGCCGAAGATTGCTGGCACCCCTCCTCGCTATCCACGGTGAAATGCTTAAGGTTCCTTACATACCTTTGGCTGAAAACCGACCCATCCAACCCCCAAGGGGTTAACGAGAAGGGGCGGTTGATTTTTGATATTGGACACCATATCGGTTACATGTTCCAGCAGTACTTTTGGGACATGGATATTCTTGAAGGGATGTACCAATGTGTCTCCTGCGATCATAGATGGTGGTCGGTATCCCCAAGGGAATGCCCATCGTGCGGCCGGAAGCTGGAAATATGGTACAACCTCCAATACCACGAGGTACCCATACAGAATAAAGAGAAAAACGTCATCGGACATTCCGATGGTTGTTTGTTTCTCGGCGGGACTCCCCTCTCTCCTAAACGGCGGATGCTAGAGTTTAAGAGTATAAAGAACCGGGATTTCAAGACTCCGGCCACTACTCTTACCTTCGATGAACTGATTCAGGTAAAGATGGAGCATGCCTTTCAAGGCCAACTATACCTTGACTCCGATACCTTTAGGGAACTCCAATGTAATCAAGGCTCGATCATTTACCTAGCCAAGAATACGCAGGAGAAAAAGGAGTTTGTCATCACATCCATGCCGGAACTGGTTCAGCCGATGTATGACAAGATAACTATAGTAAATGATGCCTTGGAAAACGGTTACCTCCCTGATAGAATAGGAGAAGACAAGAGTTGCGCGGACTGTAAATGGTGCCCTATGAAAGATTACTGTCACGATGTTCACCATGACTTCGCGGCGGCGGACAATAGGCCAAAGGAGAATATCGCATGATTAATGTATTGGATAAAGGTTACGTTCGATTGGTAGACAAAATGGGTTCTGATGTATCCGTAGTCAATTCGGCCCGGGTGTCCTATGATAAACAAGTGGATTCCTTAAGCGATAAGGACCGGAGGCTTATCCGCTTCTTGGCGGAGAACGAGCATACTTCTCCCTTTAGACATGCTATGCTCCAATTTGAGATTTATGCTCCCCTAATGGTTGCCCGCCAGTGGTGGAAATACATCATCGGTTCATCGCATCAGGATAATATGGCGGCTTGGAATGAATCCTCCCGCCGATACATTACGGAGGAACCTACATTTTATGTTGTTCAAATGAACGAATGGCGGTCGGCCCCGGTTAACTCGAAACAAGGAAGTGGCGAAATCCTCCCTTTAGACACTGGGGATAAACTTACCCGCTCTTTGATTGATTCATATAATTACGGCATCACTATGTATGAACAGGCTATGGAAATGGGTGCTTGTGCTGAACAGGCGAGACTTTTCCTTCCAGCCTACGGGATGTATGTCCGGTGGTACTGGACAGCAAGCCTTTACGGTGTGGCTCACTTCCTCAACCAAAGGCTAGGCCATGATGCTCAGAAGGAAATACAGGATTATGCGGCGGCGGTTGCTAAACTGGCCAACGAACACTTTCCTGTTTCCATACAACAACTTGTGAAAGGTAGTGGATTAGAATGATTAGACTTGAAGGACTTGGAGCATTCGTCAAAGAAGTAAAGGTAACAAACAAAGGTATCATTCTTAACCTCGAAAAGATCAAACTCAACGGCACCACGATGGATGAACTGTCGGCACTTGTTCAAACGGACGTTCACCTTACTCTTCAAGCAGTAGAACCGGAGAAGCCAGAAGAAAAAGAGCCGGAAGCTACTCAAATGGAAATGAACTTCGACCCTGAAAAGTCGGCGGAAGAGGCTTTAGCAGAACAGGGCTTTGAAGTTGTCAGCAAATAAGATCGCCGGGAGGGTTTAAGGGATGGAGACACAGCTTTCAGACAAGGAAATCTCGGAAATCAATGAGTACATCCTACGGGAAAAGGCTACCGTGAAGCTTAAGAAGTCCGGTATCTTTTTCCCGGCCCAACCCATCATCCCTGATTTCTTGGTGGATGATGAAGGAAGCTTTTCGATGCCTCACGATCTCACCGAATTGGAGTCGAAGCATCTTGGATTGCTCATGACGGTGCTTAACAACTTACTGGCATGGAACGGTGCTGTTCTCTCGGCGGCAAGGGTGGATAAGTTGTCGGCGGAGAGAATCAAGGTATTTACGGAATCGAAAATCCGTATGCAAATACTGGCAAGCAAGGAAATGCTTAAAGACTTCAAAGCCCGCGAAGATAAAGAAGCATACATAAATACACATCCACTAGTCATTCAAGTTCAAGAACGGGCGGACAATCAAGCGGCTTTAGAAATAATGGCCGATCAGCTTTACAAAGACCTTGAGCGTTCTCAACGGACGGTTTCAAGGGAAATCTCCCGCCGTGGCGGGGAATTGGATATGTTTAACCGCGAACAGAACCTAAAATAGAGAGGATTTTGACAATGAGCGAGACACAAAAAGAAAACGCGATTGAAGGAATTTATACTGGCCGTTATGTGTTTTCCATTACACAGTCGGACCTTAACGAACGTGGCTACGACTTGGAGGCTTGCAAACACCTTCTCGGCCAACTCCAAGAAGTGTCCAAAGCCGTAATGATGCATGCTTGGGAGAAAGGGTTCCATGTTGAATTGGCGGAATATATCTCCGGCCTTAAGCGGCCACAAGGAGGTACTAATGAGAAGCCAAACTAAGTGGGACATTGATCGTTTGAGAATAACCGGGTTGGACTTGTCGCTATCCTCTCCCGGAATAGCGCATATTTCTCCTTATGGGGAAATACCTATCGCCACCCGTTCTATAAAGACCGAATCAAGCGAGTCGTGGCATACCCGGATACACCGGGTAGCCACTGGCATACGCGATGAAGTCATAAAGTTTGACCCAGACTTTATTTTTATCGAGAATTATTCGTTCAACAGTAAATTCGGCCGAGAAATAGCCGGAGAGGTACACGGTGTAGTTCTCTATCTCTTGCACCAATGCGGATACGACAACACCTTTAGGGTGATTGCCCCTACTTCTCTAAAGCAGTTTGCGGCGAACAATACCAAGGCCAAAAAGAAAGAAATCATCGATGCTATTAAGGAGTACTATGGGATTACGTTCAAACAATCCCAAAACGACCAAGCAGATGCCTTCGTGCTGGCTAAGATCGGTGAAATTCTCGTATGGCGGGAACACTCCGACCGCAACCCCGTTCTCGGACACACTATTCCGAAGCATAAAGAGGTAGTTGTCCAAAAGGCATTAGAAAATCTAAGGAGTGACAGCACATGGCTGAACATGTTCAACCAAAGAAAATAGAATTGAAAGTTGCGGCTACATCAAACCCGGCAAGCGTTGCCGGGGCTATAGCTAAGAATTATCAGGAGGGCAAAGAGGTATTCCTTATTGCGGTTGGGGCCGGGTCGGTTAATCAAATGACTAAAGCCGTGGCGATTGCATCTGGATACCTAGCTCCTTCTGGAATTTCCATTGGCGCAAAGATAGGATTTACAGACACCGTTATCATTGATGACGCGGGAAACCAAAAAGATCGTACAGCGATGCTTTTCAAAATTATCGAAGTGTAGGTGGTTTTGATGAATCGCGGCGTTCTCATACAGATTGAGGGCACGGATAAAGCGGGCAAGCAAACACAAGCGGAATGGCTTGCAAAACTTCTGGCTTTAGACGGTCATCAAGTATCCCTTATCGCCTTCCCCGATTATGACACCCCTTCCGGCGAACTCATTTATAATTTCCTCCATGGAATGCTACCTTTTACACCTAAAGATCAGCCGTACTTGGCACAGGCCATATACACCATTAATCGCTATGAAGCCCAACCGAGAATCCAACGGGCTTTAATGGATGGGAAGATTGTAATTGCCGACCGATACATAGGCTCTAGCTTGGCTTACGGAATGATGGATGGCCTCTCTCATGAGTGGATTAAGCAGATCAGCCATTCTCTTATTCAACCGGACATTACCGTTGTTTTGGAGATATCTGATGAAGAATATCTCAAGCGGTGCGGTAATTACGCGGTCTTAGACCATTACGAATCCAAGCTAGAGAACATTCAAAATGCACGGAAGCTTTATCATTTTGTGGCGGAATTATTTGGTGGACAAGTCTTCCGGGCGGAGGGTAAGCAAGAGGATATCGCCCAAAGGATTTACTCCTATGTAAAGGAGAAAATGTCATGAAGCAGGATTACGGCATTAATCAGATCGCCTCAGACCTTGCAACCATGCTCATTCAAAAAGGTCATTTTGACAATATCAAAAATAAAAATGTGTATGCTACTTCCGCTCTTATCCATACGGAGGTTTCCGAGTACACCCAATTGTACAAGCGGTATGGGATGGCGGAGGCTTTCAAAGATGACCGTGCCATGGAAATCGCGGATATGGTCTTTAGGGTTCTCAATCTGGCACTCATGGAAGGCATAGATGTGGCCGAGGCGGTCCGCAAAAAACTTGAATTTAACTGGTCCCGGCCCTATAAATTCGGTACGGCGGAGGAAGGAGGGAAACCTGATGAAGCTAAGGACCATATTTGACTTTGACCCTTCCCAACTCAAGATCATCGAGGTTTACAATTCGATTCAAGGGGAGGGCATTGACATTGGTACGGAAGTTATATTCGTTCGCACTTCCGGCTGTAATCTGTCTTGTGTTTGGTGTGACACAAAACATAGCTGGACAGGTAAAAGCGGTGATTCCATCACCCCCGGAGATTTACTCAAACGAGTCATCAAAGAAACGAAAGGGTCCAAATCCGTTATCATAACGGGCGGGGAACCTTTCGTACAGCCGCCGGAACCTCTGTTTGAATTTGTGGTTGGTCTAAAGGCTTTAGGCTATCACATCGCTTGGGAGACGAACGGCCTCCATATCCCGGATGACGGATTTATCGAAGCTACCGATTTATTCACGGTTAGCCCTAAGCTATCTTCATCCAAGCAAATTGTATTCCCGGAGCAGACTCTTGATGCTTGGGCGGCCCGGGCGGAAGGTAAAGTCCAGTTCAAGTTTGTTATCTCTGGCGATGATGATATGGCGGAAGCTTCTTACCTGATTAGCCGGGCGGGGAATATTCACGTTACAAATGCTCAATTGGTCTTTCAGCCGGAGGAGTCGCAGGATAAGGATATTTATGCGAAACTGCCGGACTTGGCTAGGGATTGGTTTAGAAAGCGGGGTATGAACATCATGGGCTTTAATGTCCGGTATATCCCGCAAACACATAAACATTACAAGATACGATAGGAGGATTTTCAATGGACTCTAATCACAGAAGAAATCGAGATCACAGACGTAATCAGGGCGGGCCAGGTGCCCGTAAACCGGAACCAAAGACTCCGGTTAAAGAAGAATCTGAAAATTCTTCTATTCAAGCGGAAAAGATTGATACGAACAAGCCTATCCATGCTTTCCTTATTACCCAAACCAAAGATGGAAAGCTAAATGTAACGGCTTTACCGGAGGCGGTTGAAGTGCCGGAGGGTATGACTTACCAACCTTCGACTTATATCATGGAACGTATCATCGGGGATGTTCATAGAGAACTTCAAACTCACAACGTGGCGGAAGCTGCCGCCCGCTTAATGGCGGAGAGAATGGGAGGTAAACGTTAATGCGTGACAATATTCGGATTAAATCGACAAGCCCTCTGCACTATGAAATCCGCCGTACCATGTCGGAGGTAATTAACCGATCTAACCTTGAAGATCGTAAAAAGAACTTGGAAATGCAAATCGAAGCTCAAGAGGACGCTTTGGATACAATGAAGAGAAATCTTGCGGCTATAAATGATGCCTTGGCGACCGGACGCGGGGAGACTGAAAAAGAAACGAAGCAGAAGTCGGTAGGCGACTAATGGAACCCATAAACGTTGATGGCTTGAAATACACCCAAGAGGACATCGAGTTTCATTTCCGGCAGATTATGCTGGCTTTAGGCTTGGACCTTTCTGACCCTAGCTTAAAGGAAACCCCTCACCGGGTAGCCAAGATGCTAGTAAATGAAACGTGTAATGGTCTTTTCCGGGGAGCACCAAAGATCACCACGTTTGAGTTCGAGGAGGGAGCAAGCCGGGATTTAATCATTATCGAGAACATCCCGTTTGCTTCGATGTGTGAGCATCACTTTGTTCCTTTCATCGGTACGGCCACCGTTGCTTATCTTCCGAAGGACAAGTATATGGGCTTATCGAAAGCGGCAAGGGCTTTGGATTACTTCGCCGCCCGACCTCAAGTACAAGAACGGCTCACCGCTTCTGTGGCGGATTTTCTCTATGAGAAATTGGATGCCAAAGGGATTCTCGTTATGGTTACGGCGGAGCATATGTGTATGAGTACTCGGGGCGTTAAGAAGCATGGCTCCAATACCATCACCACAGCTATCCGGGGCGAAATCGATAAACAGGAAGTCTTGGCTTCCATACAGCTTAAGCGATAACATCAAAGGGACGTAAGTAGGCACTCATTTGTCTTCTGTGCGTCCCTTTTGCATAGGAGGGCGGAAATGAAAAAGCAAACAATTGGAGCTTTTGACATGGATGGCGTACTAGCCTCACTACTGGAATCTGGCAAATACCCGGAGGATTATGTTAAGAAGACGGTTATTCCCGGGGCTATCGAGTCTCTAAAGAGTATCCGGGCTTTAGGCCATAAGGTTGTTATTTTCACCGCCCGGTATGAGATTGACCGAGTGGTAACGGAGAAGTGGCTAGAGGAAAATGGCTTTCACGGCCTTTACGATGAACTGATTATGGACAAACCTAAATTCGATTATTTGGTGGATGATCGGGCTATTCGTTTTGAGGGCTGGCCGGGAACTATCGAGAAGATTTTCAACCTTGAGCAAACTGGGCGGTGGTACTGATGCTGGCTATTACTTCACACGAACGTCTTCCCATAGACTCGGGGACCAAAGATGGTTGTAGGCATGGCTGTAAGCATATGGTCGTAGTCAAAATTCTAGGTGGACATACGACTCTTAAATATTGTGAAGTGGATGCTTTTTACCTTGGCCGTTCCTTAATGGACACCGCAACGAGCCGGGACAGAATTAAGATTACTTAGGAGGACTACGATCATGGCACAATTCAACGAAGGATTTCAACGTGAAAAGCAACCTTGGGGCTACACTCAAGTTGTATCTACGACAACTCGGTTTAGGTCGCAGTATCTTACGGTTCTCCCCGGCCGCCGGACGAGCCTACATTACCATGATACTAAAGTTGAAACTCTTTACGTACTGGAAGGCTTCGGGTACATAGAGGCTAACGGAGAAAGAAAAGCAGTACGTCCGGGCGACCGTGTAACTATCCCGGCGGGGGAGCATCACCGGATTGAAGCCGGGCCGAATGGAGACTTAGTTCTTCTTCAACTGGCATCACCGGAAATCAATGATATTGTGTTCGTGGAGGATGACTATGGGCGAGCATAAGCACGTTCTGATGTTCTCGGGCGGGCTGGACTCTTACCTAGCCTATCTTGCCCTAAAGGATAACGGTATTGAGCCTACATTGGTATACGCCGGATTAGGGCATAGATATGAACGGGATGAATTTTGGGCGGCGCTCGCTTTAGCTAACTTTCATGGAGAGGAACTTATCCACACGAAGGCCCTACAACTTGGCGGATGGGAAGAAGACAATGCGTATATTCCTATGCGTAACGGTTTCCTTGGCATGGCGGGCGCACTTTACGGAGATAGAATCTGGATGGCAATTATGGATGGGGAGCAAACTTACGATGACTGTAAAAAGGGCACTTTTACTGCTCTGTCACTCGCTATTTCGGCTTTGTCGGGTAAGCCTGTTATTGTGGATTCGCCGTTTTGGGATAAAACCAAAGCGGAAGTAATCGCATCCCTTAATCCCCACCATTATAAATTATTGCTCCGTACAACATCTTGTCACCGGGCGGAACGGGTTCCGGGGAGTCAGTGTGGAAGATGTAACGCTTGCTTCCGGCGGTGGGTGGCCTTCGCTGTTAATGGCATAGAAGATAAGTTCCTATCCAACCCATGGGAAGGGTCAACGGCAGACAATTACTTGTGGAAAGTGAGACAGGGGGATTCCTACGGCGGGAAGCGGGACGAAGAAATCCGGCAAGCCTTTAGGGAGGTAGGGAGACTATGACAGAAGAAAAGCCCGCTATTCTATTCACTAATGGGGTATTCGACTTACTCCATACGGGGCATGTAGACTTCCTTAAGAAGATATGGGAAGAAGCGGAGGAACTACGATTCCATGGACAGGAAACCGAAGTCGTTGTAGGCATTAATTCCGATGCTTCTGTCAAACGTCTAAAGGGTCCACATCGTCCGGTATTTAATGAGCATGATCGGAAAATGATGCTGGAATCCCTTAAGTACGTAGACCGGGTTATTATCTATCCTACGGATACTGCGGTGGAACTTATCGAAATGCTCCGGCCATGGACGTATTACAAAGGTTATGACTATCTCGATAAATCTCAAACCATGGAACACCGAGCGGCTTTATATATTGGGGCGGAGGTAAAATTCGTTATGCCTCCGGCTTTTGAAATCCGACATACTACAAATATCATTCACGATATTTGGTGGACGGAATGCCAACGAAGGGCGGGAATCGAATGAGCAAACCATTACGGCTGATCGCCGGAGATTGCATTATAGATTGGGTGATACATGATGGTAAAATTACGCCGAAAGCGGGCGGGGCAGGAAATATTGTTCGAGGTCTTATGGAACGTGGGCATAATGTCAGTTACCTCACTGTTTACAATCCTATGCTTTACCCCCTTAATGCTGTTCTTCCGGTACATAGGGACTCACTCACCGATTTCACTCACCGGAATGTTTTTGTCCGTGACTATAACAACGGGGTATTTCATCGGTATCGGGAATCTTTGCGGGAAAAGGTATTTGACGTTAAAGACGCCTTTGCTGTCATCTGTCATGAGGATTCGTGTGTTCGCCGCTTTAGTGCATTGTACGCCGATGTACGTGACCCTAAAGTTCGTGGCAAATGTGATATTCTCCGAATGAGTTCTTCTGACCCTTGGGAGGAAATTATGAGGGTAATTGACTTCAAAATGGCTGTTGTTACCTATAAAGACAAACTTGAAGTCTTCAACTCTTGGGAAGCCCTCACCGAAACTATAATATTCCGCCCGGTGGCGGCTATAGACGATATCGGGGCCGGGGATACCTTCGATGTAGGGTTCTTGGATTGGTTCGTACACAATGAGGGGAAATCCTCCTACGAAGGATTCAAGTACGCCATGTCTTTGGCACAGGAAAAAGTCCAGCAGATCGGAGTGTTTATGAATGAATGATATTACATTTGGCCTTCGGATGTTCGCGCCGGGGATAGGGGATTTGGTGATGACTCTCCCACCCCTTTTCCATATACTCCGGCGGGGAGCTTGTAATCATATCCGGCTGTTCGTCTTCAATGAAGGACAACGGGATGTCGCTAAAGCATGGGGCATACACGATGTTCACATTGTTGATTTCAACACGGACTGTCGGAAACTAATGCTTGAACGGGAGTTTTACTTGGATATGTCTGAACACCCTTTAGAAAAAATATGGTGGGGTTCACAGGAGTATATCGAGAAGCACGGCCGGACGCATGTAAAATACATGATTGAAAAGATTCTCGGCGGGCAGGGATTCCCTGCGGAGAACCCACAACCTCCCATTCTCCGACACAAATTTTATTCTAAAGACCCTAAAACAATCTTATTGGCACCGGGCGGAAGTCGCTACACGAAGCACCTACCAACCGATACTTGGGTGGATTTAGTGGCTAAGTTAAAAGATCATGGCTATAAGCCTTACTTCATCGGTAATCCCAACCATCCCGGCTCCCATCAACTACGAGAGCTACACGAGAAGGGCTTAGACTTTATTGAATATCGGGGGATGGGGGCTATGGTTTATGATATCTCTTCGGCCGGAGCGGTCATTTCGATTGACAATGGCCTATATCATATCGCCTCCATCATGGAAGTACCGACCCTTGGGATATTCGGCCCGATGCCTTCTTGGTTATGGGGCGGGGTTGGGACCAAGACGCACAATATTGACCTAGGATGCGGCATCAACTGTACGGCTACACCCGGCATATGGGAGTGTGTCGGCCATCCGTGTATGAGGGGAATTACGGCCACACAGATCATGAAGAAATTTGAAAAGGAAGTGGAGCTGGAGCCATGGATAAACCATTAGACCTTTGCACACTTACCTTTACCCCCTACATTGGAGATACCTTTCTCGCTACGGCCTTGGCCCGGAAGATCAATGAAGTAACCCTCCGGGATGTCGCCATTGTACAAATCGACGCGGAACATCATTATGCCCACCACTTTTGTCGTGAGGAGGACCGTATTTTTATTCACTTGGGCGGGGCTTTAGGGGAACTTATCAGTGTGGGCAAGAACTTTAGCCCCGAAGCCCCTCTCCATAAGATTTACTATAAAGGACAATTCAACTACTTTTATGCATCCTTAATGGAGCATTTGGATTATCTGGCTATGATCGAAGATATAACGAACCGTGCTATTACACATCTAAACCCGGATGGTGTTCTGTACTCTTTCCATTATACTTTCCCTCATGCGTTTTTCGCGCGGGAGGCTAAACGGAAAGGGATTGAAGTCAGAGGGTACATACTGGATGATGCCTACAACCTTAAGATGATTAACCACCGGGGAGAAATGGTCGATGCCGTTATATGGACGGATGAATTTATCGGCCAACGGCTTTGTCGGGAGTTCCTTGGCTGTGACCTCACGGCGGAGGACTTTGACATCAATATCACGCCTATCCCGTTTGTTCACCCTACTAAAGTTACCCTGTTTCCGGGAACCCGGGGTTCCGGCCTTCCGACCGCCGGGCATTGGGTACAGGATGTGGAGTATCTTCGGCGGCAGGGGTATGATGTCGTGATGGCTACCATGGAATCGGATGATATCGATACGGCTCCGTTCGTGGCGGCCGGGGCTAGACTGGATGGCTTTAGTAGCATAAAAGAAATGATTGCCCATATCACCACATCCCAATTCATCGTCTGTAACGATTCCTCAGCCTTTCACTTTGCTTGGTACTTCGGGGTTCCGGCTATTGTGAAGCAAAAAGGTGGGTTCAACGATGAATGGATACCTGAGTGGATACGGGAAGACCCCTGTTACCCCTTGATGCCTCCGGTCATGATGTATGAGGAAGAATACACATACTTACTGGATTATGGGGTAAATGAAATCCGTTCCGTCCGGCGGGCAAGTAGAACCAATGATCGACACTAAATATCATTGCTGTGCTACATGTCTTAATTATCAACCCATAGGCTTCCGATGTACCAAGCATGATCGGTATTGGAATACCCGGCCGGAATGGAAGTTTTGGTGTTGGGAGCCTAAACCCCACATCTTAGAGAAGATGGAACAGGAGGGCATTGTATGGGAAGATGCAAGAGATTAACCGTTACGGCGGTGGGAATTGACGCTTTAGGGAAAACCGCTTATGCCCGGAACTTCAACTATGGAGAGTGTACGGCGGAACCGGGTAACTGTGGATGTATCCATGCGGAGGCGGCTCTATTGGAGGTTATGTCCCGGCCGATCATGGTCATGGTATCTCACTCTCCATGTGTCTCCTGCGCTGAGAAGCTTATCAATGCCGGAGTCCTAAAGGTGAGCTATCATCAAGCATACCGGATACGTGACGGAATCTACATGCTCCGTAAGAACCGGGTTAAGGTTACGAAGCTTTCGGACAAACAATGGGCGGAGGCCACCAAGTATATTGTCGCGGGGGATTCTAATGGAAGATAACCTGACACATCTTGACCCTTGGGAAGTCATCGATTTTCCTTGGGGTACCGGAGTTCGACACCGTAAAGGCCGTTGGACAAATATATTCATCAAGCCTTTAGGTGAAGGAATTAATGTGGAACACTTAAATGTAGTCCTTCATGCTAATGGAATTGAGTTCATACCGGAGGAAGGTGGACAAAATTAGAATCTATCTCGCCGGAGGAGAAAGTATGTTAAACATCCTCAAGAATAACGGGGCGGAGCATGTACTGGTTTCGTATTACTACCTCCGAGAAAAAGGAGAAAAGACAGTAGAACATCTACTGAATGCCTTCCCGGATGTGTTCTTGGACTCCGGGGCATTTACCCTAAACGTTCAAATCGCCAAGGAAGGTATTGATTGGGATAGAATCTCACAAGACCCGAGGATTAAAAATTATGTCGAAGACTATGCCCGGTTCCTTGATAAATGGGGCCACCGCTTTAGTATCCACGCCGAAATCGATGTCGGGCCGGAGGAACAAAAAACGAGGCAAAGGGAGTTCCTTGAGCAATACTCCAACAGAATCCTTCCCGTTATCCATCCCTCCGATTACCCTGAATACCAACATTACCTATGCTCCAAATATGACTATGTGGCTCTCGGAGGAGTCGGGCAAGCACGTAGTCTTGAGGCAATTAAGGCTTATGTCACCCGAAAAATCCAATTAGCTAAACGGTACGGCACCCGGTACCACGGATTCGCTATCACGATCATCGAAATGATGCGGGCACTACCTTTCTACTCCTGTGACTCTACATCGTGGCTGATGGGCGGTAAGTACGGGATGACATTTTGGTTTGATGGTCACAGGCTCCGGGCCTATGACAAATTCTCCAAGAATGTCCGGCGGAGATTCAAAAATGAGTGCCGGGCTTTAGGAGTAGATTGGGAAAAGTTCATGGCGGATAAAGCCCCGGCCGTGAATAAATTCAATCTCCTTCAATGGATACAGTATCAAGCCTTCATGAACAACCGTGGGGCACAAGGTATCGGATTGTACAAAGAACAACAAGAATCCTTCTTCCAAGATCATCCGAATTACCGGGAAATCTATGTTGACGAATACAGGAGGGAAGACGATGGAACTAACGGAGAAGCAAGTATTCACCCTAAAGGACCTAGTTCGGATTCAAGGGACTGATGGGAACTGGAATTACAACCCCTACATGCACGGCCTGTTTAACGGCATGGAACTGATGCTGGCTACGGTGGAAGATAGGGAGCCTATTTACAAGGACCCGCCGGATGAATGGCTTTGTGATCTGGAAGTTACGACAGACCCGGAAGGAACGGTGAGTTGTGATGGCGAGAAGAACACTCAAGGATAACCATTACTCCGATCTTAAGAGCCAATTGGCGATTGCAGAACGGAAGGTACAGGAGAATCCGGCGGACGATTACCAAATTGGCCTATACAATGGACTTGAAATGTTCATGGCCAAAGTCGATGGGCGGGAACCGAAGTTGATTAAAAGTCACCGGGCTTCCGCTTTAGAGAGGGCGTTGAAAAAGATATGAAAATCTATAAGGACTATCAAGCAAACGGCATGACGCTCTGGAAGTGCATCACCGGGCTTCTTACTCTTAACCCGTTCTACCTGATTGTTCTCCATCGGATAGCTCATATTCTTTGGGTCCTAGATGTTCCACTTATTCCGTACATTCTCCAAGCTATCGGTAAGGTTCTCTATTCCGCAGATATTTCCCCGGAGGCTTTCATCGGTAAGGGCATCCGCTTCGCTCATACGTCAGGCATCGTCATTGGCCCTAAAGCTATCATCGGCCCGTACTGTCAAATATTTCAGAACGTCACCATCGGCGGGCGGGCTAGGGAAAACAGACATGGAGGGTCAATGCCCACCCTTGGACCTTGTGTATCCGTGTTTGCAGGGGCTATGTTACTGGGACCCATATACATCGGGGAAGGGGCGGTATGCGGGGCAGGAGCGGTGGTCCTAAAGGACGTAGAACCCTTTGCTATTATGGTCGGCAACCCGGCAAAACAAAAGGGAAAGGTCACATTCAGCGACGATCTACTATTCACAATGTCGGCCTTAAGTATGCTAGGGTACCTAAAGCCGGAAAAGGTCCGAAAGCTTGTTTCAGAAATAACACCTTAAGAATCTAAAGGAGGTACCTACTTAAGATTCTTAAGGAACAATAGAAATAAAATAATAAACAAATAAACATTGTGGAGGTTACGCTAAATGGACTTGGATTGGAAACTAATCGCATATCAACTATGGCGGATTTTAGACAATATCGACACGGCCGGGGATGTAGCAAAGGATGATGACGAAGCATATAGGGCTTTAGTCGAGAAATGTCAAAAGAAAAGATGGGAAGTTATTGACGAGAGAGAAGTACAAAAACTTTACGATAAATTCTACATTCAAGAAGATGGCGGCTCCGGCCTTTAGGTGATATAATAGTTATAAGTTGGGAAGGAGGTACGGCTATGCTTGATGAATTTAAGAAAAAATTGGACGAGGATAAGACTAGGAACGTCATCATACCGGACAACGCCGACCCGGACGATATCATTCCAAAGGATGGTCTTCCTTCTACCCCGCAGATCAAAGAGTTTATGGCGATGAAAGAACAATTAGCGGATGAACGAGTAATGGCGGCGGATATTGTGGTTAGGGAGCAAGCTCCATTGGCAGACCCTACGACAACGATTGCCACCGATTTACTTGGTGTTCCTAAGTTATGCGATCAATGCTATTTGGTCGATAAATGTCCGCATTTCCAGCCTAAGCATACATGCTATTATCAAACGGCTATCAAGATACAGGACCAAGGCTCTATCGTTGAGCTTATGAAAATGATGATAGAAATGCAAGGCCAGCGAGTTCTATTCGGCCGACTGATTGAACAATCCGAGGGCGGCTATATCGATCAGAACTTATCAAAGGAAATGAAGCTCCTTATGGAGTTGATGAAAGACATGAAGGAGATCATGGCACCGCCACAGGAATCCGTTACGGTTATCGCTAAAGGCCCGGCCGGGGGCGGAGCGGGCGGAGGCGGTGGGATACTGTCACAATTATTTGGAGGCGGTCCAAAATGAGGTTAATCTTTGATATAGATTGGCTACGGCTCGGTTTTCTATGTGCTTTAACCCCGAGTTGGTCCCGGTGGTTCCTTCCTATTAACCTTACCATTGTCGGCTACCTGACATCGGCGGAGGCTACGCTATCGGTATTGTGGTTCTTCCATATCGGTATCAGGTTTCCACTCTTTAGGCCATATCGCCGGGCGGCAAGGCACTTATTACCGAAGTACAAGGGATTATAGGGCGGGGATTTTGCATCCCCTGTTTTCTCCCTTGGTATCAATCGAATTAATCACTGTGTCTGGCCGAATTTGCATCAACCAATATACGTCCTAGTATCAATCGAAATAACTACAGTGGGAGTGACCCGTATGGAGACACAAGAGGAAGTTAAGTTCACGCCAACAGACGAACTAACTATCACGATCAAGACACAATCTGGGACTTGGGCCTCAAAACGTGCCAGTCTCACCGAAATGCTGTATCAAATAGCGGACGAGCTAAATGCTTGTGAATCGTATCCAACCAATCCGTTCCAGCTTAAGACTGATTACGGCACAGCCGACTTTGTTATTAAATCGATCATGACTAAAGAGATGCTTGAAAAGCGGCAGTACATAGAGGCTTGTCGATTGGTGGCGGAGACGCAGAATGCTTCGGTATCTCTGTTACAGCGGCGACTTCGTATCAGTTACACTTTAGCGGCTAAGTTCATTGACGCGATGGAACGGGACGGACTCGTTGGGCCGTACAATGGGGCGGCTCCCCGCAAAGTAAACATCCGCAAGTCTCGAGAACGGCTTTAATCTTCGCATTTCCTATATAATATACACGGGCGGGGTACCGCCTTCTATAACCCAAGCTTTTTACAAGTTGTCTATCACTTGTAACTATAGCTTGGGTTATCCTTTTCTTAGGCCCGGGAACGGGTACACACAGAAGGGAAGTGAACAAAGATGGACGTAAAGGCTTGGGCGCGAAACAAAGGCTGGAACGTAGCGGGTATGCTGAACTTGGCGGCGGCGAATACAGAAGCCGGGGCGATCAACGATGCGGCGGTGGTTACCGACGACGATGGCGAGAGATACTTTACGACTTACATCTACACCGTTTCAAGTGGAAGTTGGGGTAACGCTACCAAGTTCACAAGTGCTTGCAAGGAATTTTATCTGGACCCCGCCGAATTGGACTCCTGCGAGGATTGGCCGGAAGTTGAGTCCCGGGCGGATGAGGTAGCCGCATGGATGACTGAACAGGCGCGGGAAGCTGGCATGGATGGCGAGTTCTATTACGATCATAACGAGGCGGACGGAGACTTTGACTTCTTCTACCGCATCCCTTTAGGCAAGGAGGCTGATACTGATGTTCGTTCATTGTAAATCTTCGGAGGTCGTTCACGGCCTCCGCCGTTTTCTTCCTTCTGGTCTTACACACGCGGATATAGCATTCGCGTGTGTCGGATGGCCCGAGTGCCCCGGTGATGCTGTTGGGCCGATGGTTGGGACATTGCTTACGAAATACGGATACGATGTTGTCGGCACTGTGGATAGTCCGCTGTCGGCCTCGAGCATTCCTTATTATAAGGCTCCGGCTGGCAAGATCGTTTTGGCTATTGATTCTCTGTTGGGTACTACCCTCGAACGGGGAATGTGTCAAGTTTCAACCAACCCGCTAAAGCCGGGCGCGGGAGTAGGTAAAGAGCTTCCCGAGATTGGAGACTTTCATCTTGCTGTATGTATAGGCAAGAATCACGGTAATAGCTTTTTTAATAATCAGGAGCTTAAGTTTACTAGCTGGAACGTTATTAGTCCGTTAGTCAATGAAGTAGTTCAAGCGATTGTGCAATTCGTTCCACCTCCATTGGCTTTAGACGAGGTAGCGGCCGCACAAGATTTTTAATAGATTCTGGAAATTCTTCATACATCGCTTGGGCGGGTGGGGTATCCTTATATTAGGCCGGGCGGGACGGCCGGGACGGATTGGCCCGGTAGTCCTCCCGAGTACAAAGATTGGAGATGAACAGAGATGGCGACAGATAGCGGCAAGAAAGGCAAATCGCGCAAACGCGCATTGGAGGTTCTGGATAAGTTACCCGATGGAGGAACGGTGGTTCTTCCGCAGGACGAGAACGGCGATATCAAAGGCGAGTCCTTGGCCGAGATTTTGGCGGGTGAGGCGGAAGTTAAGAAGCCAACGCTCAACCCGGTCGTACTTCTCTCGGGCATAGCGGGCATTTTGAACGGTACGATCACTTCCGGCGAGGAAGTTCTTAAGCTGGCTGAGGAGGCCGTAGTAGATGAAAAAGCTCCGGTGGAAGAAATCAAGCCCGAAGAAACGGCGGGCGATGCGGCTCAAGAGCCGACTGAAACGACCTCGGATTTAGACCCCGTTAGTCAAGTCATTGAAGAATCCGCTCCTCCCGCAGACCCGGCTCCACAAGATGCGCCTCCTACGGCGGGCGGCAAGACAGTCGAAGACATTATGGCCGAGTTGGGCCTGAACATTATATCCGATGCGGCCAACAGCGCAATCCCCGAGATCAAGCTACCCGAGCGGCGGGAACAGGCTCCAAGTACTCCGAAGGAGCCGAAGGCGGGTAAGACTCCGAAGGAACCGAAAGCACCGAAAGCGGCGGCCGCACCTTCCACGAAAATCCCTATCGACGCTCCGATTCCGGCGGCGGAGTTCAGAGGCCATATGATCGGCGTGTACGGCAACCTTCTTGAGAAGCTTGAGGCTCCCGATGCCAATGGCTACGAGTACTCCGAGATCAAGTTGGAACGCTACAACGCCACGGCCCACGAGTCCTTTAGGAAGACGAACGGCCGGATGGTCATGCTTTACCCGCAAGGAGGCGGCGTGTACTTAGTGGTCGCGGAACTCCCGGACGGAACCCGAGAGCCAGTTATTGAAGTCACCAATTCCGGGCGGGGACGGTTTAGATGCCGCCAAATCGCTACGGCCTTCCGGTTTGCGTACATCGAGAAGAAGGACGAAGTAATGATAAAGCCGGACGAGTACGCCGCACTTAAGGCCCAAGTCAAAGCTATCCCGGTGGCTCCGGTCACGCCTCCGGCTCCGGCACAAGAACCGCCTAAAGAGGAACCACCACAAGCGGCGGACCCGGCGGAAGAACCGAAGAAAGAGGAGGAAGTCTCGGTCTAGTGCCGGGCTTCCAACAGTCACCATGATTGACGTAATGGGGTGGAGTGGTGTGGGCTTTGTAGCCTTCACCCTCCTAGTCCTTATCTATAGCCTAAAGCAGTTATTCCGGCGGCGGAATCCAAAGCCTCTAGATTGGTATGACGCGGAGTACCTTCGAGTCTCCGAACAAATTCAACAGAAACGGTGGCGATAGTATGGCTAAAGGCGCGAAGTATTGGGTAGTTGAGCAACCGCGTGAAATCATTACCGAGAAGAACGTTATTAAGTGCTTCCCGGACAATGGCAAGCTTCAAGTATTCCCGCGTATCTCCTCCGCTCCGAATGGCGTAGGCAAGGGTGCCACGATTGACTTGGAAGCGATGTCGGTTGAGCAGTTGCAACAACTCGGGGCCTGCGTGGCGGAACTGATTAAAAGTCAGCTCGACACCCAGTTCGTATAGGGGGGCGGAGCCTATGAATACGATATTTGGTTTCCCCCAGTTATTGGCGGTATGGGTGCCTGCCGATAGCGGAATTGTTATCCCGGTGGCGGAACAGTATGACAAGCATGAGTATCCTCACTGGTTCGTGTTTACGATGCTCCATCTAGACCGTCCAGTAGATACAGACGTACTCGAAAACAATGCTCGGATAATCGGGCGGTTGACGCGGGAAGAGGTAATGAACGTTACTCCCGATGATCTCAAACGAATGGGAGTGGATTTGTCCTCCCCAAGTTACCTAGATTAAGACCATCGGGCCTCGTGCCCCTTGGCAGGGAAATGAGTATCGACCGGAGGTTCCTCCATTCCTCTGTATCGTGTTCCCGACTCATTTCCCGCCCAAGGGTTACGACACCCTTAGATGGGAGTGATGGTGTTGGCAAGCCGGAGAAGGTACAACACCCGCATTCAAGAACTCTTTAGGAATCGCGGGAGCATCCAAGTGAAAGGGCAGACTGGTCTTTACGTCCTCATTGTAAAAGAACCCGACCGGACGTTTGAAATGGGCGGGTACGGCAGTATCGGTGAGGCAGTAGATCAGGCTAAGACCCAAGCGCAACTAAGAAAGTTGGCCTTTGATGCGGCAAAGGATGTGTACAGAATACCGATTTGAAGAAAGGTGGCGGAAGCCTATGAAGAGGCTAAACGTAGTGTCGATTCAGATGGTAAGGGAAAAGTCCTTTCCGTATGAGGTCAGTCAGATTTGTTCCCCCGGTACGGCCGTTGACATCTTACGTAAGTACATTGGGAGTTCTGACCGTGAGATTCTAGTTATGATCGGGTTAGACACCAAGAACAAGATCAACGTGATTAGTACCATATCCATCGGTTCATTGAGTGCATCATTAGCCCACCCGAGGGAGATTTTTAAGGCGGCGATACTAGCCAATTGTGCATCGATCATTTTAGGACATAACCACCCGAGTAATGATACCCGGCCTAGTCAGGAAGATATCAAGATCACTGAACGAGTGGCGGCGGCCGGGGAAGTATTAGGAATCGAACTCTTAGACCACGTTATAATCGGAGAAGACAACCATTATTCAATGAAGGAGCATGATCAAATATGATACACTATGAAGCGTTGGAGAAATTAGATGCCCTCCGTGGGCTGGCGGATGTAAAGAAAACGACTCTTGATATCTTGGCTTTTATCGAGGTTGCGCGGAAGCGTAAAGAACTTGGGCTTAAGAATGAGCGTCAGTCTAATCATTTCGTATTCACTGGAAAGCCGGGAACGGGTAAGACTACTGTAGCCCGGATTTTAGGAGAATTGATGGTCGAGGCTAATGTATTAAAGAAGCCTAAAAGATCATCCGATGATGATTACAATGACAGCATCCCGTTCATTGAAAAAGGCGGGGCGGATTTTGCCGATAAGTATTCTGGGGGAGCCGAGAAGAATATGCGGGAAGCCTTTGAGGAGGCCCGGGGCGGAGTCTTATTCATCGACGAAGCCTATGCGCTACAACCACCCGGCGAGAACCATAGTAATGGTCAGGCGGAAGGTGCGCTCACGACTCTTGTTCAAATGATGGAGAACTACCGCGATGAAGTTATGGTCATTCTCGCCGGATACGAAGACCGGATGAAAAAGCTCATTGATTGGAACCCCGGCCTCAGTTCCCGAATTTCCCATAAGATTCACTTCCCGGATTACGCCCTACCGGAATTGATCGAGATTGCGGATTCGATCTTGGTGGAGAAAGAGTATACGATATCGGTGGAGTTTGAACGGCAGTTACGCCTTCGCTTGGAACAGGAGATGCGCCGGAAGGATTTTAGCAACGGCCGGACGGTCCGAAATCTATTGGAACAAGCTATGCGTAACCAAGCCTACCGTCTCATGTATGTGGACATGTGCTTGGATTCTACCGACCCGGATATGTTCATGAAGCTGATACCCGAGGACTTGGACCCCTCACTTAAGCCAGTCGCCACCGCATAAGATTCTTTATCCCTTGTGCCTATCGTCCGGGCTATACTATTATTAGGCCCGGGCGGGACTGGGCACACGGTATTATGGAGGCGATGGTAAGATGGTAGAGACACAAGCCAGCTTTGACAATCGGGTGGTATATGAACAGGTAGCATATAAGCTATCCCGCCACCCACAGGTTAAGTTCTTGTTGGTCTGGAACTTCAAGACTCCCGAGAACATTCAGGATTCGTTCACGCGGTACAAGATGGGCGGCGGGCGTGAGGTTTTAGCGATCTTCAAAAGCGAGTGCTTCACCGGGTATTCCGTTATCGCGGTCATGGGTACACCGAATTTCGCTAAACTGCCGGACTTGGGATTCTACCCAGTCAGACGCGATTCGGCTAACTGGTCGCCTCGGGTATGGCAAGCCGACCCGCATAAGGATGGATGGTCCGCGGGTGAAGGCCGGAACTATAAGAACTATGAGTTGGCGGATAACTTCCGATGGGTTGAGTTCATCGACCTCGTAGACATCATTCGTAAGGATGAGGCCATAGCTCTCATCTACAAGTAGGGTTCACCGGGCGGTCCGCTCCTCGGGCGGGCGGGCCTCCCGCAAATTATATAATGGAGGTCATGAAGATGACACAAGGAGAACAGTTCAAGAATTTGATGGAAGGCCCAGATGCGGTGCATCAAGCGTTGCTCCGGCACTTCCGGGATTACGATGTACCATTGAAGGTTACGACAGCCGAAGGCTTTACCTTCGAGATCGGCGGCATCGTGGGCTCTTTGATTAAGGTTAATGGCGATGAAGATGGCGTGATGACCGCGGCTCTTGGTGCATTCGACCTTCAAGCGTTGATGGCGGCGGCCAGTCAGAATGATAAAGCAGCTAAGGAAGCGATTGCCGCATTCACAAAGGCACACCCTAGAGCGGCTATGGCAGTAGCGTTAAAGATGATGATGGCAAAGGCCGAGAAAGAATCCGGCGGGGACGGAATCGGAGATTTGTTCTCCAAGCAGATAAAGTCCGGTAAGAACCCTTTAGGCCCATTGGCTGCGATGATGGCGATGATGATGGATGAAGTCAAGCCAGACACGGATGACGAGATTGAGAAGACCGGAACGGACGATCCGTTCAAATGATGTGGGTGGCAATCGTTATCGAGTTATTCTATATGATTACGGGCGGGGAGCAGTCCCCTCCCGACTCTAAATAGGTGGAGGCGGTCAGAAATGACAGTAGTAGCAGATAAGAGTATTCTTTTGAAAGTGGCGGACGAGATTGAGGCGGACGAGAATTATTCCGGTTTGCATTGGTGGGATACCATAACCCAATGTGGTTGTGCGATGGTTCGGACGGTTGCGGCGGCGGGCGGAGTGGTTAGACAAAACCCCACGGCTGAGAGAAACGTTTTATTCAGTCTGGATACTCCGACAGGTGCCTACACCGATGTAGATTCCTGTCACCTTGAGAGTGCGATGACTTACATCACAGGCGTATCCGATAGCGTGTGGGGTGAGTTCGTCTCCTTTAGTTGCAATGCTGATCGGTTCTGGACCGCTAAAGCCCTCCGTGAAATTGTAGAAACCGATGATTTCAAACAGACCCACGAGGAATTTCGGGCGGCGAGTTGGAAGCCAGCAGAAGGGGAGGACGAGTAAGATGGTAGAAGTAGCTAATAAGCATATCTTATTGGAAGTGGCGGACGAAGTTGAGCAAGACGTTAATTACTCCGGGGACCAGTATTGGTTCCGTGATAGAGATTGCGGTTGTGCGATGATGCGTATAATCGGGCGGGCCGGAGAGTACGATAAAGAAGCCTATATCGAAGGAACCCACAAGAACAATATGCCCTTTAGAATAGAAGGCTATCCGAATGAGGATACGAGCCTACGTTATTCCCTTAACGTTGAGGGCGGGGTTGCTCATATAACGGGGCTAGATTCAAAAGTATGGTTTAAGTTCCTTTCCTTCTCGTTAGAAGCTGATCGGTTTTGGACCGCTAAAGCTCTCCGTGAAATAGCCGAAGTCGGCACATTTGAGGAAACACGCCGCACGTATATAGAAGAATGCGGGCGGACAGGAAAGCAAACGAGATTAAGATTCTAAGTGACACAAAAGGTATTAAAAGTATACTTTTAACACATAAAGCGGAAGTTCCAAAGTCTAAGACCTTGGGATTTCCGCTTTTTTCGTGGGCGGCAGGAAAGCCCCGAATTTGCACCCCAAAATAACAAGAAGTTGTATCATAACTAGCCATAAACCCAGTAATATCAAGGGTTTGCGGCTTCACCCATCCGGGCGGAACCAAAGAAAAGACTCCGTTCACCCCACCCGGGCGGGACGAGAAAAGAAGAGGCACTTCGGTAAGTATAGAAACTAAGTAAGAAACACTAAGAAACCCTTATAGATCAAGGGATAGACACGACTCCATAATCTCTCCCTTTAGCACTTATAACACCTAAAGAACCCATTTTTGTCCCCCGAGTCACGGCCACACACAGTCTCGGAGCCTTATTTCTCTAGAATAATGCGGCTTGAATCACGGATTTGCTATCTTTACGGAGTTCCGTCTTTCCGTTATAATGGAAGTACAGGAGGTGTCACGATGCCAAAACAAGTATACGACTATATTGAGCAAGCAATCGCGGACTTTGATTGGAACAAGAGTGAAGTTATGCACGAGATTTGTATGTTTGGATACATATACGTGGTGAGTAAGATTCACCGCATATACATTGAGGAGGGGCTATATGCCTAAGACTACGCTGGCTTTAGGTGAAGACTTGCATAAACGTATTAAGATCAAATGTGTAGAACAAGACACGAGCCTACAGGCTGTGGTTGTTGAACTATTGACCAAGTGGGTCGAGGATGATTTTGCATCCCCCGAAAAGGAGCCTTGTATCACACACCCGCAAGGACAAGTTGTCCCACCCGTGAAATTAAAAAGCCCCGAACAAGACACGCCTTCGTGGATGGGGGTACCTCTCCCTGAGAAACGTTACGCCGCAGACACGATGACGCAGGAGGAACTGGGTTACGGCAAGCCAAGCCCACGCCGAGTTACCGACTGGCTGAATACGCTACCCGAATAAGTTAAGATTCCGAATCTCATGTTTCTACATCTTTGGACAAGGGTTCCATGCTTCTACAAAATATTTAAGACTCCACTTATCTCGTACCTATCGCCTATCATATACTAGGATTAGGTCATCCGGGCCGGGGGCGGGAACCCCATCCGGTGGCACTAGCGAATGGAGGCTGATGTTAAATGGTTAAGTTCATTGAGTCTAAAGAGGTTAAGTCCCGGTACATTGAGTTTGAAGCAAACGCTACTCGTTATACGATTACTTATTCCCCGGGCGTGATGTTCGGCGGAACGTTGATCGCTGACGCGGGCGGACGGTGGGCGGCTTTAGTTAAGTCCCACTTCTTGTTCAACTACCACCCTGAGATTTGCGCGGAAGTTTTCTCCTCTGAGTTCCCGGCCCAATCGAAAATAGATTGGACGAATATCGTCACGGCTATACAACAAGATGCGGCGGTCCGGCGGGAAACCGATATCGAGAAATTGTTAAAGGAATTGGCGGCACAAGAATACGCGAATGGGGTGGACTCGATTGCCCAATTCGTTAAGGATATGGTTGAGAAGCAAGACACGATGACCGTGGAGGAAATCGCTCAGGATATACACGAGGCGTACTTCGATGAAATGCAAAATTGTTTGGAACGCGGAATCCTTCTCGGCCGGAAGCAAGCGCGGGGAGGTAAGTAATATGAACAAGCCTTTAGTTACGGACTTTGGTGCTGGCTACGTCCATCCTTCACGGGATGGGCGGGCACCCGTTATATTGATCGGTGAGAATGGCGAGCGCGGGGCATGGAAATTGACTAAAGAATTGAAAGTAAAGTGTACTCATTGTGCTAAGATATACTACGGATGTCAGTCCTATCAATTGTATTTTGCTCCTTACGATGTGGTTTCTCCTCCCGGGATTTGCTCCCAAATTTGTAACTCCTGTTGGGAAGATAAGTATGGAAATTAAGATCGGCCCTCCCGCTTTGGGAGGGTTTTCTTTTGTGTTTGGAGGGGCGCACACGACTCGAACCCGCACAGCCACCGATTTTTGTTCTCAAAATAAGAGGCTCTTGTATCACATGCGTATAGATTTTTTTATTTTCGTCAAAAATCATTTGCCCTACAATCGATTAAGATGACCAATGACCCGTCTCGCAAAAAGAAAATCGATTGTAGGGCAAATGAAACCGCCCAAAAATGTAAGAATAAGTTAAGATTCCGCACCAATGGGCGGGGAAAGTGGAGAATAAGTCACGATTCCGCTTAAATGCTCTTTATCTACTGCCATCCTTTAGGGTTTATAATAGGTATTAGGGGCGGGAACCCCTACACTATAATTGGAGGTTAGGACAATGGAACAAAAATTGCTTTTGGAACTTCTGGATAAGGCCCATCATTCCTTTGGAAAGGACTTGGAGGATGCGGTGGATGCCACATGGGACAAATTGGAGGGCATGCTTTCGGAGGAACAAATGGAGGAACTTAAACCCTTCTATGCTTTATTGGAGGAATTTTACTGGGACTTAAAACATTCCTATTTGGCATCCGGCACATCGGAGGACTTGCCATCAACCATTCAAACTTTCGGCAATCGGAAATATACGGAATACTTCAAGGCAAATAAATAATCTAATGCCCCTCCCCGGGCCTTATAATTTAAGGTACCGGGGCGGGAATCCCGGAAAATAAAATGGAGGCGGTTAAGAATGAACGACAGACAATTGGCTTTAGAATCACTTCATCAATGGATTGGTTTCGGACTCGGTATCGGACGCTTACCTTATCAGGTAATCCGGGAGGCAAAGGAAAAATACCCCGAGGCTGGGCATCTCATTTATGAGGCCATGGTCGAGCAACTACATTGGGAAAAACAATTCCAAATATGCGAACGGATAGGGCATAACATCACTCACGCGGAATCTTCCTTCGGCCCGGACTCCGGCACGGAAACTCTCTACTGCGGAAGGTGCGGGGCATCACACGATATCATCTTTTATTAAAAACTGGCCCCGCTCCGGCGGGGTCTTTTTATGTGCATATATAATAGAAGAAACACAATTTATTTGGGAGATACTGTCACGACTTCGCGGGAGGGAACAGATTCCAACATTATTCACCAACCGCTTTAGGACAGGGTTTATAATTAATACATGGGCGGGAACCCCATACATAAACCAAATGGAGGTTATTAGAATGTACAACACAATGGAAAAACTGCTAGTCATTATGGAGGACCAAAAGGCTTATGGCCGGGCACGGCAAAACTTGGAGGAACGGCTTTCTCCTAATCCTCTCCAAACTAAATACAACGGGCGGAAGGTTTATTGTGAGGGTTATGGATGGGGAACCATCTACGGAGGATATCTTAACCCAGACAACCACACATTCATCTTCTCGGCTTTCCATATCAAATTCGCTAATGGCACTTATACAACACTCCCGGTACACACGATAGTTAAAATGGCAAGGTCATAAATAACTGCCCTCTTCGGAGGGCTTTTTTATGTCAAGGCGGCGGACAGAACCGAAACAGCTTTTTCTAGATTTACTATCCACAGCGATCTACGTATGGGGTATAATAAAATCAACCCGGAAGGTACACCAATAAATCCTACGGGCAAAAGATATCAACCTCCATAAAGCCCCTAACGTGTTCCCGGTTGGACAGAGAATAGTCCTTCATCGTTAGGGGCTGATTTTTGTATCAAAAACATTTCGATCTAGTATCTATAATACGCATCGCCACAGAGTCGCCTTCACGAATTTACCACTTTACCTCAGTGGGGAGCCACGAACTCGCCTTCACGACTGTAAAGGAGCGGGGCGGACGAGCCAGTGGGACGTTCCACATCCAGCCACAGATGTCAACCGTTCCACAGATATTCGGAGAGGTCAAGGCTTTAGGGCAAAATAAATAAATAAAAAATTTTCCTCCAAAGGGTATACATTCTCACTAATAACACATATAATAGGTATTAGGAAGGCAAACCTTCCCCGGGCGGGAACCCGGTCATATTATGGAGGATGGTAAAAATGGAAAATCAAAAGGGCATGGAACAGGCAATGGAAATTCTCGGGGATATTCTCCCGGAGGAAACTGGGGAAATCTTGGTAACACTCCCGGAGGCGGGCAAGGCAACAGGCAAGGCGGGCAAGGTGGGCAAGGTGGGCAAGGCAACAGGCAAGGCAACAGGCAAGGCGGATACGGGCAAGGCGGGAACGGATAAGGCGGGAACGGATAAGGAATTGGCGGAAACGGTCAAGGCTATCACGGAGGAAAAGGAACAGGCAATAAAATTTATATATGGGGCAGGCGGGCAGGTATGGTCATCCTTCCCAATCCTCTTGGATAAAAAGGAAAACCCCTTCATTCTGGATATTATCAACAAAGGCATACAGGGCAACCCTAACGGGCAAACCTTGGAGGCATGGGCAAAGGCTAATGGTACGGTACACATTACGGCAATAAAAGGCGGGGAATGGACTTTCTACATGGTCACTCTTCATCCGGTCAAACAAATTAACTACAAACCATGGGAACTACAATGGAACATGGGCGGGACTTCCAAATTGGCCTATAACTCCTATAAGGAATCGGCAACAGGCAAACAGGTTAAACCCGGGGAAATGGTCCTAACTAACATCACTTCCAATCTAGGCAAGGCAATCCATCAGGCAAAGGCTTTAGGCAAGGTTTTTCAAATGGACTATACTCCATCCAAACAGGCGGAAAAACACTACTACAAATGGGACGGAAAAAGGGAAACCATTCAGGCATACGGTAACAACTCACATCTCCCAATCCAAGGCAAGGTATATAAATCCTTGGAGGAAATAACTGGGGCAAAAATGGCAACATTCCAAAACTGGGCCGGGATACTTGGGGAAATAAAATAGGCAAGGCGGGAGGGGGTAACTCCTCCCTAAACTATAAACTTTACAGGAGGAAAAAAATGGATACTACATTAAGGCGGGCTATGGTACTAACAGGGCTATGGGAATACATTTCGGAAAATGGCAATCCCTCTACTATGGAATGGTTGGACGGTCTTTTTCTTCAACTCCAAACTGGGGATATATCTCCGGAGGAAATGGGGCAGGAAATCGGTAAAATTATTATAGGCATGGAATTACCCATTTAATACCAAAAAGACCGGGAGGGAAAAATTCTCCCGGTCTTTTTTATTTCCCAAAATTATTTCCTCACCCACCTTCAAAATTTTTCCAACCCACCAGTGGGAGTACTTACTGTCATTGCAAAACCAAAATTACGAAACCCTCGCTTCTGAACCGGGGCAGGACCTACCCTTGATTAACACCATTATAGACGTATAGTACAAGCCACATGTATAATAAGTGGTATAAGCTGTAAAACTCAAGGCGGGGAGGGGAACCCATGACTACAATACTCGATGACTCCCAAAGGAAAAAACCCAAACGAGTCCGAACCAAACATAAAGAGGCGGTCAGGGAACAGAATAAAGCCAAAGAACAGAAGGCAGGAGGGATACCCTCTTTAGGTGAACTCGATGCCAATACCATACAGGATTATGGGGATACCAAGGCGGTCGAATTAGCGGAGGAGCTTAAAAATCGTAGTGGTGCAAAGAACGTATTAGCCAAGGCGGATACTCAACTAAAGGATTTAGTCGATAAGATACTGTTGTACTGTGAGACACAGGCGGACACGAAGTTGCACGAATACCAACAGGTATTTGGGTGGCGCATCATCGAGTGTTTGGTGACTAATTCAGGGGATGAATTAACGGCCCTGTTTTCTAGACAATCGGGTAAAACAGAAACCTTGGGTGTTGTTATCCCGGGGTGTATGGTGTTGCTTCCTATACTGGCGAAAATGTTGCCGGATATGTATGCTTTGTCGATGTATGCGAAGGGGTTTTGGGTGGGGATATTTGCTCCTTCTAATGAACAAGCGTATACGGCGTTTACTCGTGTGCGGGAGAAGATTCGGAATAATAATGCGAAGATGGTTATGAATGACCCGGAGATTGATACGGATTTTGAGAATGAAAAAGGGAATCCGATGGTGTTGACGAATGGCTCTCTTTGTAGGATGCAGTCGGCGGCGAAGCAATCCCAAATCGAGTCGAAGTCCTATCATATGGTTCTGATCGATGAGTGTCAGGACGTTGATAATACGAAGATCAAGAAATCCATTCATCCGATGTTGGCGGCGTATAATGGGCTGATTATTAAGATCGGTACCTCTAATACGAAGAAGTCGGATTTTTATGATGCGATTCGGCGGAATATTCGGCAGGAGCAACATTACGGGGCGAAGCAGAATCACTTCCAGTATGACTATAAAACGGTTCAGAAATACAACCCGAAGTATAAGGCTTACATAGAAAAAGAGATTGAACGCTTGGGATACGACAGTGACGAATTTAGGATGGCGTATCGTTTGCACTTTATCCTTGAGCGCGGGATGTTTATGACCCAAGAGGAGTTTGAGGAGACATTTCTTTCTCCTTCTCTAAAGCATAAAACGGAGGAAATGATGTTGCCGTGTGCGGTGGGGATTGACGTTGCGAAATCTTCTGACTCTACGGTGGTTACGGTTTTGGCGGTGGACTGGTCGAATATGTACAAGAATGAGCAGACCGGGGAGGAGATTCCGCATAAGTATATCTTGAACTGGTTGGAGCTTCAAGGGGAGGGACACGAGGAGCAGTTTTGGCAGATCGTGGACTTTCTGAAAAACTACAATGTACAAACGATCTTTGTCGATAGTACGGGTATGGGTGACCCGGTGGCAGACCGTTTTGCGGCTTACTACTCGGGACAAGCTCATGTGGAGGGGTATCAGTTTACCCGGCCTTCCAAGTCGGTTATGTGGAAATCGCTTTATCAGGAAATAACGGGCGGGCGGCTAAAGGCTCCGGGACATCCAAGGGCGCAAAGGTTACGGCCGTGGATGAAATTCCGTTCGCAAATGCTGGATTTGGAGAAAGACTATATTGGACAATTCATGGTCTGTCAGCACCCGGATATCAAGGGCGCACATGATGACTTTTGTGACTCTTTAGGTTTGGCGAATTTGGCGGCGATGTCTAATTATATGCCGGAGGTACGGGAGGAGCATAATCCGTTCTATCCAACAAGCCGGGCATCGACAGAGGAGCGACTGTTCGGAAGGTGGCGTAGATAATATGGGGATATGGGTTGGGGTAGGTTGTAAATTTACGAACTGTATCCATAATACCGGGGAGGACGAGGCTTTGGTACCGAGCAAACGGAAACGTTGCCGGATGCGTCGGCCCCGGTTGGTCAAGGATAAGGAAACCGGAGATTTGATTTACTGCCTAGATGAAGTGGATTATCGGGAGTTTAATAAAATACGTTGAAATTCCTTCCATTGAATCGGGTATACTAGGAGGAAAGGCTATGGAAGGTGGAATGACTATGTTGGCGTTTGCCAAGGTCGCTTTCATTATTACTTTTCTATTGGTATTCTTCGGCGTATTTAATTCGGGCACGGCTTTCCTATGGATAACGGCGGCGGGGTTGTTGTTTGGTGGAAAGGGTGGGGGATTGGCTTCGGCCTCCGGCTCTCTTGTAGGAATACTATTTATGGCGGTCCTGTCTATATTTATATAAAATACTAGGTAAAAGTCTTGTCTTCCTTTAGTTGGCATGGTATTATGGACTTGTACAACTTATATTGCTTATAACATATAATGCTCTCCTTCCCATACACAGATTAAACAAGGCACATTGATAACGATTATTCGCTATCGGTGTGCCTTTTTCTGTGTCTTGGGAAGGTTGACATTGAATTTAACTGAAAGGGTGATCGACTATGGCAGGACGTTTGGGCGGTAACGCACCTAAAAGCATTGGTAAACACTACACGCAGTCGGCTTCTGATGTACCAAGTGCTATGAAATCCAACTTCTCTACGGGTCAGTCTTGGGCAACCTCTCGCCAACATCCGACTGACAAGAATCCCGACATCTCGAAGAATACTTCGGCGGGTAGCTAATGTCGGATAATCCGTCATTGGATAATCAGTCTCTTGGAGGCGGGATAATCCTCCCGCCCTCGGAGGCAGATTACCGCCGCATGTGGGAACAGCAATCAAAGCAAATGAAACCGCAGGATATTGAGAGGGAGTCCGAACGAAATAAACGGGCCGCCCGAAGACAAGTCTTCCAAGAAGCTGTACAAGCGGCGGTAGCGGTGAAGGACTCGCGGTTGATTGATGTTTTCCATTCAAATGTGAATATTACTGAACCTTCTAAACAAACCAAGAGACAAAGCAAAAGAAAGGGGTAGTTTCGGATGGCAGACCCTTATATCTCGGGACTATCCATTTCTAATTCCAACCTTGCGGGCAATCCGTATACGCTTCAAGCGGGCATTTCGGCGGATGATATGAAACGTGTCAACCAAGAGCTTCAATATTGGAAGTTTTACAAGGGAGATCATTGGTCGTATAAACGGCCGGATGGCGAACCTCAAAATACCCTCAACTATTCCGCCCGCTTTGTAGATAAGAGTGTGGCTTTCCTTATGGGGAAGGGCTTCACGATTAATGTAGAGAAAGGCGCGGAGGATATTGTAAAACGGCCTTTAGATGAAGTATGGGATGACAACCAACGTGAATTACTCGGCTTAGAAATGGGACAGGCCGGAGGGGTATCGGGTAACGCTTGGATTAAGGTCGTTGTTCAGGAGTATGATTCTGAGGATGACCCAGTTATGGCGGAACTTTTCCCTAAAGGACGGATACGTTTGCTTCTTCTTCCCGGACATGCTTGTTTCCCGGAATGGAATCAGCATGATAAAGACCGGATGGAGAGAATCAAAATTATCTACCCGATCTTACAGGATATTCCCGGTAAGCCGGGGCAAAAGGAAATCTTGTGGTTCCGGGAGGATATCGACCGTAAGGAAATCGTTCAATACCTCAATAGTGAGGAGATTGATCGGCGGCCGAATGACTTGGGAGAAATCCCAGTGGTCCGGGCGAAGAACATTCTAGTAGCTAACGAGTCTTTAGGTAAATCCGATCTTCAAGACATTATGACCATTAACCGGGAATTTAACGAGAAGACTACGGATGTATCGGACATCATTAATTATCATGCGGCTCCTATTACGTTGATATTCGGCGCAAAGTCGAACAATCTCTCTAAAGGTGCTAACAAGGTATGGGGTGGACTTCCTAAAGACGCGAAGGTTGAGAACTTGGAACTGAAATCGGACTTGGCTTCTTCTATGGCTTATATCGAGCTACTTAAGAAATCCTTGTTTGAGATCGGTAATATGCCGGAAGATGCTTTCGGAGCATCCACTAATGTTTCCAATACATCAGGTGTTGCCCTACATATCAAGAATCAGCCCTTAATGGACTTAACTAATATGAAGCGGCTTACCTACGGGGAAGCGATTGAGCAAATTAACCGCATTATTGTGAAATACTTGTACCTTTACGGAATGAATGACTTTGAAAAAGAGAAATTCGATGGGTTAACCCCGCGCCAAAAGTGGGTGTACTCAACGGCTTTCCCAAGCCCTCTTCCGAAGGACGAGCTTATCCAGATGCAACTTATTGCTCAAAAACTTACTCTCCAACTTACTACCCGTATCGATGCGCTTAAGGAATTGGGCGAACGGGACGCGGCCGGGAAGCTGGAAGAAATCAAGAAAGAGTTTGTCGAATGGCAGAGTCTTATGTTTGAGACTCAGGCCGAATATACCGAGAACTCTAACGGCAACACCACCCTCAAACGAAAAGGTGCATTGTCTACGAATGTCGGAGGCATTGTTCCTAAGTTTGAACAAGCTGGCGGGGAGACTCCTTAATGAAGACAAATCCAGTAACTCATTACATCCGAAAAGTACTACGGTCCTACGAAGAACTTCTTGGACAGTATGGGGAACGGGCCAAACTTCCGCTTAAGAATGTCGATAGGGTTACGGTTTTTAATCAATCGTATCTTATGGCGCATTATACCCGGCTGACTCATGATCTTGGGGATAAAACCCGGTCGTTTATCGTTGAAGCGGTATTTGAAGTGGTACAAGCTACTTTGAATATCTACAATGAGAAGCATCGGCGGGCGGGAAGGGAACCTTTAGGCGATGAAGAACTGTCTAAACTCCAATGGGAAATCCTTAAGGACTTCCTTACAACCGAGTTTAAGGGCCGGACACTAGATGCCCGGATAACCCACGCGACACATCGGTTAATGGCAAACCTTCATCCTATCCTTCAACAATACGCCATGGACTCGCTAGACGGTAGCTTGGCGGCCGCCTTCATGGGTCGGTACTTCACAGGGAAAACACAAATTCCCGGCGGAACGGCGGCAAGGTGGAACGGCCGATTAATCGTTTCCGAACTCTTTAGGGCTTATCAATACGCGGCTAAGGAAATCCTTATCCGGCTGGATGTCCCTAAAGTACAGTGGGCAAACACCAAAAAACATACGAATCCAAACATAACCGATGAATACGCAGCAACTACATACACTCCTCGACAAATCCCGGAATACCCACATCCACTCAATGATTCATTCTTTGTACCCATTTATGAGGAGGAATAGGACATGTTCAAGCGTAACGGCTTTAACAAAGAATCGAACACAGTAAAATACCCGCTAGTATTGAACCTACAGCATTTTGCAGAGGGCGACCCACCCCAAGACCCTCCGGCCCCACAAGACCCACCCGTTGACCCACCCGTAAATACTCCGGCCCCTATTACTATCGATCAGGTAATTTCGTTCCTTGGGAACGCTTCGGCGGATACGCTGTTCAAAATCCCGGCGGTAAAACGCTTGGTGGAGAACGCCCGCACAGAGGAAAAAGACAAGCTGTATAAAACAGTTGAGTCTAAGGATGCAAAGATCAGGAAACTCGAAGAGGATTTGGTTGTTGCTACTAATCTTCTGAAAGACAAGGAAAACAACAATCTCTCCGAGCAGGAAGTTCTTCAACGCCATGTGGCGGCTTTAGAAACTCAGATCAAAACACTTACGGATTCAATCGAAGCGGAGCGTTCGGCGGCGGCCGAGGAAAAGCGCAAAGCTACGTTTGAAGCATATAAGCAAACACGGCTTCGTGAACTGGCGGAGGCTGGAACTGAGTATCTTCCCGATCTTCTTAGTGGAAACACGGAAGAAGAATTTGACGCTTCAATCACAAAGGCTACGGCTCGTTATGCGGAGATCAAGGCTCAACTTCTTAAGGATACGAAGCCAAACACACCACCTAAACCCAGCACTCCTTCCGTTACAAATCCATCCGCGTCTAACACTAAGAGCTTGACTATGGAAGATATCAAGAGGATGTCCCCGGCGGAATACGCGAAACACCGTGAAAAGGTTCTGGCAGAAGCCAAAAAAGGCAATTTAGACTAAACTCGATTCCGAAAGGGAGGAATAAACGATGGCTACTACATTAACATCTAACTTGACTCAAACGATTTTGGACATTTACTCCAAGGAGATTGAGTTCCAAGCACAACCCGTGCTTCGTTTTGCTCAATTCGCTGTAACTAAGACTGACCTTCAAGCTCAAGCGGGTCTGAAAGTCAAAATGACTATTTACAACAACCTGACACTCGGCGGAAAGCTGACGGAGAACACTCCAATCAGCACACAAGCTCTGTCCACAACTCAAAAGGAAATTGAAGTATTTGAGTATGGTAACGCAATCGCTGTTACTGAACTGTTGCTCCAAGCTTCCTTCGATGACGTAATGGCATCCGGCGCGAAGCTGTTGGGTATGGACTATGCTAAAACTTTGGATACGGCTCTCCGTGATTCCGCTTTGGCTTGTACTCAAGTCATCTACGCTGGCGGGAAAACTGCTCGTAACCAAATCCAAGCTACTGACCTCTTTAGCTCGAAAGAAGTTAAAGACGGCGTAGAAGTACTTTCCACTAACAACGTTGGTAAGTACAACAACGACTACTACGTTTGCTTCATTGCTCCTCACCACGCTCGCGGCGTTCGTGATGACAGTGAGTTCCAAAACGTAACTGCTTACGGCAAGCAGTATGCGGGCGAAATCGGCCGTATCCATGACGTTATCTTTATCGAAACTACTCAAATGCCTGTTATCGCTAATGCTGGCGCGGGCGGCGCAGTAGACGTATACCAAGCCTTGATGTTCGGTGAGAACGCATATGGTTTGGCAATCGCACTTCCGGTTGAAATGCGTGACGGTGGTATCGAAGACTTCGGTCGTGTACACAAGCTTGCTTGGTACGCTATCTTCGGTACTGACATCCTCCAAGATGATAACTTGGTACGTATCGAAACTGCCTAATTTTAACCTAAAGCATTTCCGGCTTAACAGTGGCTTGTTTCCGGGAATGGTTGGACAAGCGACCTACCCTAGACACTGTTTGGGGTAGGTCTACTTAAGAATCTAAAGGTCATCCTACTTAAGAATCTTAAGGAACAAAATAAAGGTATTAAATAAATAAAACATTGTGAGAGGGGTGCATCTAAATGCAAATTTTCAATGTCGCAGGGCAGCTTATCTCCAAGCTTAAGCGTAATGGCGTTGCTGGAAGTATTGCAGTAGCGGCCGGAGCTAACCCAACTAAGGCCGAATTTGATGCTTTGGTAGCCGACTATAACAAACTAGTCGCGGCTCTCAAGGAAAATAAATAATCCACTTTAGGAGGAACTTACGATGAGTGACGAACAAAAAGACCTAACTCAAAACTCGGACGCTGATCAAGCAGACGCTAAAACAGCAAAGGCAGATAAAGCCGATAAAGCGGAAAAGAAGCCTACTATCCTTCAAGAAAAATACGTAACCGTGAAATCCAAAGTTTCCGGCCGTAAATTCGTTGGCGCGGGCTGGCTTACTCTTGTGAAAGATAAAGAGATTCAGGTTACAGCAGACCAAAAACGATGCTTGTTGGAAGCGGGCGCAATCTACCTATAAGGTGGTGAACCCCGATGGCAGACCTAGCGGATATGCTCACGGCTTTGGCGGAAGATGTTCAACCTTCCAATCCGGCGGCTCAACTTTCTGAATCTCAACTTCTAAGGGCGTTTAACTTCTCTCTAATGAAGTTCGACTCCTCTCTTACCGTAGACGAATTGGACGATC